TGGTCATGGCTGCCCCTCCTTATGCGTCCGCTTCCGTCCAGCCGTACACGCCGGGTTCCCAGACGTTGTTACCGGCGCCGTCAACCTCGGTACAGACCCAGTGCTTGCCGTTGTGGCTGCACTTGGCGCCCATTTTATAGGCATCGTCCTTTCCGATGGGCTGGCTCCACTCCGGCCACTCCTCGTTAGGGTCAGCGGCCAGCGACCAGAGCGCAGGCGTCAGCGAGGGGTTCCACCCCTGCTGGGATGTATGGCCCTGCCCCTCGTTCAAACGGTACAGGCATCCGTCCAGCGGGTCCCGACGCAGCTGGCCGGGCGTATAGGCCACAGGATAGGCCCACTCTGCAAACAGTTCGGCGTGTTCGCCTGCGGTGGTGTTGTCGATACTGCCCGCCTCCGCCATGGCGACGAACATAATGTTTCCAGCCTCTCCGGTACGAGAGATTTCCACGCCCGCGTCCGTTTCGATAACCAGAACGTCCCCAGCGCCGTCCAGAGGCTCCCGATCTGCCATGTGGTACACAGAGCCGCCCCAGACGATTCCCGCCGCTTCTGCGGCGCCGCACAGGCCAAAGCAGCCGTTTTCCTGCATTCTCACATATACGGGGGAGTCCGTCAGGCCCAGCAGACGGTTGTCTTTGATGATCTGATACATACTCTATCCCTCCAAAAGTCCCTTGATCCTGTGCAATTCCGCCACGTCGGCGTTGTAGAACTGAAACCCCCAAATCCAGAAGTCTTCATGCTCTGCCCGCCGTAGCCGGTTTGCGCCCTCGTCGGCCCACAGCCGGTCCCAGCGTTCCTGATACCAGGCATCCCTGCGGCCCAGTGTCCGCAGAATCTCCCTTACCAGCCGCCCGCGTTCCGCCCCTCTCCCGTCGTCGTCACGGGAAAAGTGGTCGTATGCGTTCTGGCTTGTAATGGCGCACAGCCGCTTGCCGTCACGGGTGATAAAATCCCCCTCGGTTTCGCATACTGTTCCGTATGGCAGGTTGACGAGGCCGCAGATGGCCTTGGCCCGAAACCTCTGTGTCACGATGTAGCGCATACTGCATCCCTCACAAACATGGCGTGATATAACCGCATCAGCCGAAGGACCCGGCCATGGTCGTTGAAATTCTTGTAGTAGGAAAGCTGACTCTGAAGCCACTGCCATACCTGCTGCGCGGTCATAGTTCCTTCCTTCACTTTACCACGAAACAGTTTCATTTTCCGCCGCGCCCGCTTCATGCCGTCGCGGCATCCGTGGGTTTTCACGGCTCCGGTTTCCGTCAGCTGGAACTTCACCTTGCAGAACCGGAAGGGTTTATGCAGGGGAATCACATGGCATTTATGCCGGTTGACGGAGAATCCCAGCGCCTCCGCCTTTGCAATGATGATCTCGGCAGCTTCCTTGGCCGCCTCCACCGTGGGGAAAATCGCGTAGTAGTCGTCCATGTAGTGCCCGGCGCCGTGGACACTCAGCTGGCACTTGATGAAGTTATCCAGAGGGGACGGCAGCGCAACCATTTCCTGTTGACTCGGTTCCACACCCAGCGGCATACCGGAGTCTCCGGGGACATGGCGCACGATCAGGTCCGCCAGCGCCCGCATCCGATCATCCAGAATCAGCTTGTCATGGTGCCGGTAAATGGCATCATGGGGCGCAGCAGGGAAGAAATTGTGGAAATCCAGCAGAAAGACAGCGCCCTCCCGGCCATACCGCCGGTAATGCCAGCGCAGCTGGTCCTTCAGACGGCGATAATGCCAGTGTAGGCCCTTGCCCTTCTGGCTGGCACCGTTATCATAGATCATTTCAGGGGTATAGAGCGGCACAAGGATTTTCTTGGTATGTACCTTCTCCACCTGCCGATCTTTGATGTGCGGCGCGTCAATGGGCCGCACCTTGCCCCGTTCGCACAGCATAAAGTGGTTCGTTTTGCCGGGCTTCCATGTCCCGTCCAGAACGGCCCTCCGGCGCTGCGCGGTGCCGGAAAACAAATGCCACTCAAAATTCTGCGTACTCTGCTTCCAGCGGACGCCGTTGCAGCACTTCCGCCCGTAGTACATCATGTCGTAAAAGCTGAAGACCTGCTCCATGGAGCCGAGGGCGGCGACTCTCGCCTTCCTCTTGGCCTCCCGCTTCGCTTTTCTCCGCCGATAGCGGGCCTCATGTCGTTCTTTGCTATTCAAGTATTCGTCCTCCGTACAGGTATCTTGTGGGGTGCCGTCTAATCTGCTTTGCCCAGACACATGAAACGGGGTAAGGCACGATCCCCCGCCATGCAAGAAGCGTCCGTGTATGGGCATCAAAGGACAGTTTCGGGCGGCATAAACCGCCACGGGAAGTATCTCTCCTTTCGCATGGGTCGTCTTTCACCTATGGCTACTCCTTGTGACCCTGCGGGCGAAATCCGGGCGCCACAGCACCGGAATTGTTAGCATTGTTATTGTTGACGGTGCCGTCGGTGTTGATAATTAGGAAATTATTGTTGTTGTTGTAATTGACGGAGCGCAGCCACGCCCACGCCCAGCACAGGGCAAAAAACTCCCTACCACCGGTGGAACACTGGAACAGAGATACACCCAAGAATCACTTATCGTTTCCTGTCGCTGGCAAGGATGCCGCGCAGCAATTCTTCCTCTTTGGCGATCAGTTCACCAAGGCTCTGCGACATCGCGTCTAAACGCTCTATCGCCTTCGCCTCTGACACCGTTTGCCCCTTGCTGTCGGTGAAGCACCCCTGCGGGTTCTTCACCATCACCAAGTAGCAGTGTAACAAAGCCACATCAAGCGCAGACAGGGAGGACTGCGCTTGAAGCAGGTGCGCCTTGCGCAGCTGCTTCCGCTGCTCGTCGCTGGGGAAAATTTTATTGGCCTTTTCGGTGTACTCCACCACTTCTGCTGCCAGCTTTGCCGGGAATCCTGCCATTAAGCGGGAGTACCGGGCGGACAGCCGTGGCAGAAACGCCATGGTTTCTATGTAGATTTCGTTTGCTGTATTGACGTACTCCGCCTTGCTCGGCAGGCGTTTGTCCTTCAAAACAGACATATTTGCCACCTCTTTCCGTGAAAATCACAGGCCTATAATAACACAGAAAAAATAAAATTTGTAGCGACCGGCGCAGAGCGCCGGACACCCTTTTTTGAGGTGGTCGTCGTAGCTGGTTCTTCTTTACTTTGCCGTCTTCTTTGGGGAATCCGCCCCGCTCTCGCGGGACGGATAGCTTGGTGATACTCTGCGGAAGATTAGACGGCAAAGCCGGGCGCCACAGCACCGGAATTGGTAGCATAGCTACCGGAGACGGTGCCGTCGGTGCTGATAAAAAGGAAATAATTGGAGTAGTAGTAAAGGACGGAGCGCAGCCACGCCCACGCCGCCGTAGTCGTGGCGTTATGCTTGTAATGGATCTTGGCATTGCCAGCAGAATAATAGGCATACTGGGCCTGCTTGTTCTGTTCGGCAGAGTTGGCGTAGGTTCGGGTGCCAAAGACTTCCTTTTCTGCCAACAGGGGAAGGTAATCCGTCGTAGCGGTCACATAGGAGGCTGTGTCGGAGCCGCCGCCAGTGTTGTCGCTGTACTTTGTCAGCGGCTTCATAACGGCCCGCAGCGCCGCAGGAAGGGCCGCCAGAAGGGTGTTTGCCGTGGGACTGGTAGGACTGCTGTCGCTGCCCAGCACGGTCTTTCTCATGTGGCTGCTGGCCCAGCCGCCGCTGTTGGTGTTGCTGGTGTTCATCGTGAACTTGCCGCTTGCGGTCTGCTGGCTGTTGTAGTTGGCGTCTACCAGACCAACCTGTGCGCCGTTGATCTTACCCAGCTTGAAATGAATCCGGTGGGCACCTTCCACAGACGCATTGTGGTTGAAGCCGATAATGTAGGCGTCCATGGACAGATTGGAGATTGCCGTGGAGCCTACCGTGCCGTTGATGGTAATGGTCTTGGTATCGCCTACGGCCCAGTAGTTCGCGCCCTCGTCGCTGTCCGCAACGGAACTGATAACGTCCCAGTCGTTGCTGTTCAGGGTGGAGGAAACATAGCTGACCGTCACGACGCAGACCTGACTGGCCGGGGCCGTATGGTTGGTGCCCGCTGCCACGCTGACCGTGATATTGGCCGTGCCGGGATTGCTGCCGTGACAGGTAGCCGTAACAGTCGTCCCGCTGACAGACACCGACACCAGATCGGGATTGTCAGAAACGGCGGACACAGCGCCGTTTCCGACGCGGGTAACGGCAATGGTGCCGCTGCTGGCCTTGGCTCCCAGAGAAAGCGTCGTGGGGGAAATGGACATACTTCCCGCCGCCTTATTCACCGTCACCGTCTGGACGGCGGTGGCCGTGTAGCCGTTCTCGGAGTAAGTGATGGTCACATCCTTGGCGCCAACGGACGTAAAGCTGGCCGGAGAGGTGGTGTAGCCGGTCACAGCTGCCGTGTGGCCGTCGGAGTAAACGCCGGTCACAACCATGCCTGCGGCACTGAAAGACTCGCCGTAGGTATAGACTGTCTTGGTGGGCGGGGTCGTCACCTGCAAGCCCGTCAGGATGGGCGTTACAGTGATGGACTGCTGCGCCGTCTTCGTCACGCCGCCCTCCGTGTACTGGATCGTAACGTAGGTGGTGCCGTCCTCCAGCGGACCGCTGGGCGTGAAGCCGGACAGGCTCACCGGCAGCGTGGCACCGTTGGCATAGGTGGCCTTCAGCTCAATGCCTGCCGGGTTGAAAGTCTCGCCCTTCAGGTATGCCGTCTTTGTGGCGCCCTGTGTAATGGCGATGGATGCCAGCACAAAGCCGCCGCTGGGGTTGTCCATGGCAACAGCCTTACCCTCCGCGTCAAAGCCTACGATCTGGCCCTGCTTTCCTTTCAGAAGGTCCTGCTTCAGCTTGTCCTGTTCGTCAGCATAGGCAAAGATGTCCTTACGGATGCCCTTGGGGTCATATACGGAAGCCAGCATATCACCGGCGCCCTTGCCGTCGGCGCCTGCCGCCGCAATCACAAACCAGCAGCTTGCATCATCAGGGGGAAGAACGCCGGTACAGGCCTTCTTATTCTGGTAGCTGCTGCCCTGATAGCTGACTTTGTTGCCGGGCACATAGGTCTTGGTGTTGCTGTACTCCTCCCAGACGCTCCGGGCCGTCTCCGCGTCTGCGCGGGACTTTTCTGCGGCGACACGCTGGGTTTCTGCCGTGGCCCGATTCTGTTCGGCCTGCGCCCGGGCATTTTCGTTCTGGACACGGGTAGTCTCCGCCGTGGCTCTGCCGCTCTCTGCTGCGGCTCGGTTCTGCTCCGCCGTAGAGCGGGCATTTTCAGAAGTGACACGCAGATTCTCCGCCGTTGCGCGGCCTTCCTCTGCGGTCTTCCGGGCGGCCTCCGCATTGGCCCGTTCCTGCTCCGCTGCGGCCCTCTGTGCCTCCTGAGTACCACGGGTGCCCTCGTTGGTCTGGCGGGTTGTCTCCGCCTCTACACGGGCCTGCTCGGCCCTTACGCGCCCTTCCTCATTACTGACGCGCTCCGCCTCGGCTGCAGCACGGGTCGCCTCGGTGGCGTCTGCGGCCAGCAGTTCGGGAATCAGGCTCTCGTTGATAAATTTCTTGATGATATTGGCGCCCTCGTCAAACTTTGCCTTCAGTTCGGCAGAAGTCAGGCCGCCTACATCGTTGGGTTCATCATCCAACTTCTGAATGATGTTCACATCGCCCTCAAAATATGTAATTTCAAGGTCGCTGTTGGCAATGATATTAACATCGTCGTTCAGCTGCGTAGACATTCCTTAACCCTCCTTCGGCACTTCGCCGGTCTGATTGATTTTTCTCTGCAAGGCACCATAGCCGGGGCCGCCCCGGACGGGCGGTGTCGCCTCGTCCGACGGGCCGGGAGTCTGGGTAGGGGCGCCGCCATCCTGCGGGACAGGCATCCCTGCCATCATCAGCTGCATCTGGCGTTCCCGCTCCAGAACCGCAATCAGCGTGTCGCGGTCTGTGATCTGACCGGCAGGCAGCCGCTTCAGGTATTCGATGGTGTCGATCTTGCCCTGCATCAGCAGATTGTCCAACGTCTGCATGGACGCGATCTCGGACCAGTAAGAGGATGCGCCTACATCCAGTTCCACAGTGAAGGGGATCTCCTTCAAGGTGGCGAAATCAAATGCCACCATGACCTTTCCCTGTCCGTTGGGGCCGGGGACCTCCACATAGCGCTTGCCGTAGTATTCGCCCATGAACTCCATGTAGATGCGGCCCTGATCTTCAATGGACTGCAAAAGGTTCTGCTTCGTCAGTTCCATGGGGGCCGCTGCCGCTCTCTGCAAGGCGATGATAGCGGAGGTGTTGTCCGGGCGGGTATCGCCCAGCGCCACGTCCGACGCACCGAGGAATTTCTGGGTATAGCTGATGGCAATGTCGATAAACTGGCTGATCTGGGGGCTGATGGAAGCCGGGTCGATGATCTTAGCGACGTTATCCACATTGCCGTTGACGGCAATGGATGCGCCCACGCGGTTGCTCCACTTTGCAACCTTCGTCTTGTCATAGACCACCTTGGGGTACGCCAGCGTCATTAGGGAGATCATAGACATGGCGAACAGTTTGTTTACGAAAATCTGGTTGGGAATCAGGCCGGTAATCATGGCCTGCCCGTGATAGCAGTCCTGAACATAGTCCCAGTTCATCCACGTCAGGGGGTACAGCTTAATGCCCAGATCCCACTTCTTGCGGATGGTGGCGTTGCGGGTACATTCGTAGCCGTAGATGGTGCCGTTGTCCTCGTCCCGCCACAGCCGCAGCAGAGTCGTTACCTTCTCGCCGCCCAACTGGTCAAGGTGGGTGTCGCCGCTTTCCTTATCGTCGGCCACGATCAGCGAAAGGTCATTTTCGCTGACTCCGTTGGCCTTGGCCCGGCGTTTTACGTCCTTCAGCAGCAAGCGGCGCTCAATCAGGATGTAGGGCTGGCTCTGCACGTCCCGGCTGTTGGGGTTGCCGAAAAGGACCTGCGTGTTTTGCAGGACCTCCGTGCGAATGGCGCCCTTGCTGGGCTGTCCTGTTTCCACATCCGCGTCCCAGTAGGTATACATACATCCGTCGGCATCAACGGCAGCGTTCCGGCAGAACTCACGGATATTGGAACCCATTTTGTTGAACTCAAAGATTCCGGCAAACTGGTCGTTCAGAATGTCTACCAGAACCTCCATAACGTGCGCGGGATGCTGGCCGCTGCTGGGCAGAGGCTTGGCGTGCAGCTTCAG